GCCGCTCCTGGCTGCGCAACGCGCAGAGCGTAATTGAAGAATTATTCACGCAGTTTTGCCCCTGCGTAAACCCATCGATGGTTTGATGGCTCTTAGTTGTTTGAGGTACGAAGACACAGGCCCACGTTTAGGATCGTGTTTTAGGACCTGTTCGTTTAATGAGTCGTAATCAATTATAGGTACTCTATCATCTTTCTTTTTATTGCGCAGATTGCATCTACGATTGTAAATTGCATCCACACTTAAAGAATTGAATCGAAACCACTTAGATATTCGATCCAATTCAGCAAATGACAAGTCATTTACTAATGACACAGAAAGAAGAGCGTAAGAATAATTGATTATCTTCGGGGCCTCTTCAGAGTTTTCGAAAGCTTTCAACAAGTTATAAGACTGGATCAAATTGATATTCAACCCAGAATCGGTGTTGGTGCGCAGAAGGAAGTCCGCTACATCCTTATAAATAGGGATGTCACCATATAGTTTCTTATACATCATGCCCAAAGATTTGTAATATTGAGCAACCCACCCTTGCCGGATGGCGTCAGCATTCAAACAAGTTGTAAGAGAACTGATCAGTTTCCGCAGTTTTTGAACGTAGACATACTTGCCTACATCATATTCCACGAAATGACCTGAACAGAACTCAACCTCATCTGAACTTTTGCGTATGATTATTTTTGCGTCAAAACCGAACAGCTTGTACGTGTTGACCACATTGGTCAACCCTATTCTTGATTTTGCGTAAGAATCATCACCTTTAACAGTGAAAGAATAAGAAAAACATGTTGGGAGTTTACAGTCGGCGAGCCGACAGTCGGGACAGAAGTTCTCCATTTGGTAATATTGTGTTGCGATGTAATTCAACAATCCATTACCCAGTGAAGTGTCCATGTCACCTGAACCCCTACATTCCTTAAAGGAGAAGCTAACGCCGTCGCTTGCGTCGCCACACTTCATTGTCTTGTATGCAAACAATAAATCCAATAAGTTTTTCTTATCAGGAAAGCAATTCAAATAAATCCTATATTCAAGCTTCAAAGTCAGCCATCGCTGGCTTCCTTCAAATTTTGACATGTCATTTTCCATGAACCAATCGCCAACCAATTGTGAAAATCTTTCGCCACATTTAAAATGGTCGCAAGCGTTTGCGACCTGTGGTAATTTAAAGAATGCTTTCTCAATTGGTTCTATTAGTTGTGCATAGAGAATGTTGAATTTAGGATTTCGCCCCATGATCATTCTGGGCGCCTTGCCTTCTTCGTAATAGCGCTCAAGCTTGACGAAAGCCGAGATATCGCTATCCTTGCCTAGGTTAACTCCGGACCTGACAAGTTTGTTATACGCGGTTAAGTAGCGACCACGCAGCGCGCCTTTCTTTCTCAACAGGAATCCGTCACCATCGAAAGGCTCTAGGTGGTTACGAATTTTTGTGCTCAAATCATCTATGATACGATCAACCCTACCCCAATCGATCTCCCGAGGTCTAGGATCGGGGGAAGGTTTGAGATAACGTTTTGACAGAGATTCCAGAACGTTGTGCCGACAGTTCTGCATAACTCGTGTCCTTGGAGGATCGTTGAGACCACCGCAAAGCCATTCAATGTACTTACCTTTGTTGCAGCTATCTTTTGGATCACACGCGCCGCGTTGATCCTCAATAACTCTTGCACATTTCCAATCATGACTGAAACCGGGTTCCGAAGATCGGACAGGGAAACAGTCACTATAGAGATGCTGCCCGCAATGAGCAGTTTTGAGATTCGGTAAGCCAAGTACGACATCGCGATGCTTGAGCCCACTATCATTATTCCTCCCTTCCATCCAGGAGCGAAATGAAAAGGAAGATGATAGTTGGAATTATAGTTTGACAACAGCCACGCGTCATCTGTTGAGTCACATGCGCGTTGTATGGTATAATGAAGGCTGTTGGTGAACTCGGCAGTGAGATTGCCAAGTGGATCGTTGTCTGTGTTCTCAAGATAACGATTCGCCAATTTCTTACAATGGGCTAGTTTGCTTTCTCTATGGTAAACGCCGTTTACGTCATATGATACTTGCAAATTTTGCCTAATGTAAAAGTACATTTCCTCGTCGAACAAACTATTCTCGTCAAGGAATGACTTATCGACACCACTCTTATAGTGGTTGTCTGAGACTGTGCTATCAAAAAATGGCCAAACCATGGCACGTCTGATTCTGTCTAACCAGAACCAGCGAAATTTAAGGTTTGTGGCCGCAGGAGTGGCGAGAACTCCTCCATCTATAATGGCAACTGCTTTCTCCGCCCCCGTAATCATGCAGCCGCATAATATAAGGTCGGAATCTCCGCAGTTTGCGCAGATGGGCGCACAGGTGGGATCAATATCATTCAAATGTACACGGACATTTGAATTGAATTTGTCGAGGGCAGCCTTATTCCTAAATGTGGCTTTTAAACAAGTTTTGTACCAGCCGGTCCACTTGTACTCCGTCGACGATTCAGACAAAAGTGAGTCTTTGCTCCCTTTGTTTGATCCCTTGCCTTGTCCATAGGCGTTTGATTTGTTAGGCTGGTTAACAACCCCAGCTGGACTGTTGGGTTTACGGGACCCATGCCCAGAATTCGCTTTGGCTTGTTTGGCGAGTCGCTTCCTCTCGCGCCTAAGCTTATTCTTTTGACTTCGGTTTGAGCCTTTCCCGTGGGCCGCCTGAAAATCAGGTCTGGAATGTTGTTGTGAAGCAACATTATCCATAGCGGTAGTCCCCGCATCTGATTTAGCCACAGCCAAATCAGGCGCACCGACCAATGAAGGTAAGCACGACTTGCCGTTTGAAGGGGCTGCAATCCCTTTTGTATCATTACACGCCAAAGCTCTCCCCTTGGCAGCAGCCGGGTTAGAAATCGCTCCCGGCACAGCATTTGTGTTTGTGTCAGACATAAATGTGTGTGTGTGTGTGTGTGTGATAAAAAGATGTTACTCGTTGTTAGGTATCAAAGTCCTTACCAACTTTCGCACCCCAACCCTCGCCTCGGCACTACCCTCGACAAGAAATTGGTACTTTTAATTTATAATGCGCTACCAAAGCTTAAAGCGCGTCAAACTCCTCAACAACAACAAAAACAACAAAAATGTTATTTCGTATTCTTGGGTGTTTCTCTTCGAACAGTTGAAAAATGTATAAGTTCAGCGAACTCGTAATTGATACATTTTCCAAAAGCGAGAGAAAAACCCAAGCAGTGTATGGAGTAAGCGTTAGCGTGAACGAGCTAACGGTAAACATGTTTCACCACTGGGTGAAAT